CGTTTCAAAATGGAGTTGTCAAAATAACAAAAAACAAAGTTGAATTGATTGACTTCATTGACGTTGACGGCTACATTTGGGAAAACCAAATAATTAACCGCGATTTTGTAGAATCAAAAGACATTGACAACGATTTTAAAAATATGGTTGCAAAAGTTTCGGCCGACGATCAAAAACGAATCAATGCTTTGGAACATACACTTGGATATTTGATTCATTCATTTAAAGATAAAACCGACCAAAAGGCAATCATAATAAATGACCAAGAAATTGACGACAACCCAAACGGCGGAAGCGGTAAAAGTTTAATGATTTCGGCATTGTCAAATTTTAAAAAGGTTGTAAAGATTGACGGCAAGTCGTTTGATTCTAAAAAAGGCGATTTCGTTTATCAACGTGTCACGTTGGACACTCAAATTTTAGCATTCGACGACGTGAAAAAGAACTTTGATTTTGAACAATTGTTTTCAATTATTACGGAAGGAATCGCAATCAATAGAAAAAACAAAGACGAAGTGTTTATTCCTTTTGAACGTTCACCAAAAATTATAATTACGACAAATTATGTCATCAACGGAAGCGGAACATCACACGACCGACGAAGACACGAAATTGAATTTTTCCAATACTTCAACGGAAAACGAAATCCATTGACAGAATACGGACGTTTGTTGTTTGATTCTTGGGAAAATAGTGATTGGATAAAATTTGACAATTATATGATTTCAAACTTGAAAAAGTTTTTAAAGAATGGTCTTGTTGAATCGGTTTCAATCAATGCAGACATCAAACGATTAATTCAGTCAACCAATAAGGATTTTTATGATTGGGTAATTGACGGGAATCTTCCGGAAAACGTTCGCGTTTATAATACTGAAATAATGGCTAAATTTACAAACGAATACAAATCATTTAATTTAATGAATTCAAAAACATTCTTGAAATGGATTCACGAATATTGTAAATTTAACGATTACGAAATTGCAAAAGACAAGGATCACATCGGACGATTTTTTGTAATTAAAACAAATAACAAAGAAAACGACGAAGTTCCATTTTAAAAATTAAATTATGACACATTTTGACGAAGTTTTAGGATTCAAAGAAGAATCGAAAAAAACAAATTACGAAATTGATTTTGAATTCATTCAGCAATTAGCAGAACGAATGAACGAAAACAAATTTAAATATCAACCTTATAATTGGCAAAAGCCAATTGAAATTGAAAAATTGAAGCAATCGCTTTTTAGACACGTTGTCGAAATAATGAAAGGAAATTTCAAAGACGAAGACCGCGAGTTTGGACATTTGGAAGCAATCGCTTTAAATTCAATGTTTATAAATTATCAACTTAAAAACAATAAATTATGACAATGAGTAATTTGCAAAGAATTCAAAGAGTAATGAATTTTTACTACAAACGTGGGTGCAACAAAGAATCGGTGAATAGATTATATTACAAAATTTTAAAAGATAAATTTAAAAACTAAAATGAAAAAACAAGAAACACTTGAAGAAGCTGCCGATAAAAAAATTATGAAAATTGGATATAAATCAGATAAGCAATATTTCAAGTTTTTAGATTTAATTAAATTTGGTGCTAAATGTCAACAAGAACAAGACAAGAATAAGTATAGTGAAAAAGAAGTATTAAATTTTACTCAAACTATGATTATGCAACATAAGTTTGGAAATACTAACATTGAACAATTAGATTTATTAAAAGAAAGTTTAAAACAATTTAAAAACAAATAAGATATGAAAGTATTAATAATAGGTTTTATATTAGTTGCTTTAATTACAATTATATTATATAATGAAACGTTATATGATGAAAACGACCAAAAATTTAAAAAGAAATAATATATGAAACAATTTTTATTTTACTACTGGATTGAGCGCAACGACGAATGTCAAGATCGCGAAATTGTTATTCAAGGAAAAGACATCAAAAACGCCGTTGATATTTTCTTCAACATTTATCCTTCGGCGAAATTAAGATCAATTGATTGTTTATGATATTACGCGATTATCAACTTGACATTGTAAACAAAGGAAAAACGATTCTGAATCAATTCGGAATCGTTTACCTTGCAATGGAAGTGAGAACTGGAAAAACCGCAACCGCCTTAACAATTGCAAATGATTTTAAACGGGTTTTATTTATAACTAAAAAGAAAGCAATTCAATCGATTTTGGACGATTTCAGCGCATTAAATTATAAATATGAACTTGTTGTCATAAACAACGAATCGTTGCATAAAATCGACGGAAAATTCGATTTGATTATTTCGGACGAACATCATAGAAACGGAACTTATCCAAAGCCGAATTTGTCAGCGAAATTTATTCGCGCTAATTTTGCAAATCTTCCAATGATTTTTTTATCCGGAACGCCTTCGCCCGAATCATTTTCGCAATTGTTTCACCAATTTTGGATTTCAAACAATTCACCATTCAAAAATTATAAGAATTTCTATGCTTGGGCAAAAGATTTTGTCAATGTAACTGAAAAAAATTTCGGTTATGCTATTGTAAAAGATTACTCAAATGCAAATTTTTCTAAAATAAATGATTGTGTTTCAAAATATTTTATTAAATTTACCCAAAATGAAGCGGGATTTTCAACGAAAGTGAATGAAAACGTTCTTATATGTGATTTAAAACCAACAACAATTAAATTAATCAATCAGTTGAAACGTGATTTAATTATCGTTGGCAAAGAAGAAGAAGTTGTCGCGGATACAAAGGTCAAACTTATGCAAAAGATTCATCAATTGTGTTCGGGAACGATAATTTTTGAAAGCGGAAACGCAAAGGTCATTGACGATTCAAAGGCGCAATTTATAAAATCAACGTTTGCAAATAAGAAAATTGCAATCTTTTATAAGTTCCAACAAGAATTGAATGCATTGAAATCGGTTTTCGGTGATTCCTTGACAACTGATTTGAACGAATTCAATTCAACAAATAAATGTATAGGTTTACAAATTGTTTCGGGTCGTGAAGGTATAAGTTTAAAAAACGCCGAAGTGTTGGTTTATTATAACATTGATTTTTCAGCGTTGTCATATTGGCAAAGTCGTGACCGACTTACAACAATGGATCGCAAATCGAACGACGTTTATTGGATATTTTCAAGAAACGGAATTGAACAAAAAATTTATAACAAAGTGATTGACAAAAAGGATTTCACATTGAAACATTTTAATACTGAATTTTTATGACGCCAAAAGAAAAAGCAAAGGAGTTAGTAGAAAAAATGGCATTTTATCATTGGACTGATATATGTGATTACGAAGGTGCTAAACAATGTGCGTTAATAGCAGTTGAAATGGTTATTTTAAATTGCTATGTAGAAGAAGAATATTATTGGCAAGAAGTAAAACAAGAAATCGAAAAGTTATGACATCAAAAGGGAAAAAATCAATACGTTTTAAAATTGGCGAAATTGTTTTTTTAAAAAGCGATTGCGAACAATTGCCAAGAATTGTCACCGGAATTTTAATGCGACCCTATGGATTTGTTTATTATTTATCAAATAACACAACCGAAACATCGCATTACGAAATTGAAATTTCAAAAGAAGAAAATGAACTTATAAAACTATTTTAAAAATGGTAAAAGAAATTTTAAAATCTACAATTAATTTTTATAGTAATTTAACATCAATTGAATTAATTGAAAAAATGAATCAACAATTTGAATCGTTTGAATTAATTAAATTAAAAATCAAAAGAACAAATGATAAATATTCACCTACTTTTGAATATCAAATTACTTTTTATCACGAAACTTGGATTAACAAATAAATTAATAATATGACAGCACCTCAAATCACAATTTTAGCAATATTTTTTATTGCATTATTATTAAGTGCAAATTTGCACGGAAAACCAAAAGAAGAAAAGCACAATTTTTGGAGAACATTATTTAACGTTTTTATATGGATTTTAATTTTACATTGGGGTAATTTTTTTAAATAAATAAATTAATAATATGACCGAAAAAAACAAAGCCGAACAATTGTATAAGCAATTCACGTTTCAAACGGCAAACGAAGACGTTAACAAAATGCTTGAAGACGTGGCATTCTTTTCGTGCAAAATTTTCATTAATGAAATGATTAAAAATTGCTCAAAGAAAAAATTAATCTATTGGCAAAACGTCAACAAACATTTGCTTGAATATTACACAAACAAAGTTTTAAATGTTAGAATCAGCAATACAAAAGAAGATAATTAAGCGCTATCAATCCGAAGGTTGGATTGTTGTCAAATTAATTAAAACAAACACAAACGGCATTCCGGATTTAATGTGTTTGCGTAACGGCGAAACAATTTTTATTGAAGTAAAAGCACCCACTGGGAAATTGTCGGAACTTCAAAAGCATAGAATCAAACAATTAGAAGACGAACAATTTAAAGTTTTTGTGTTATATGAATAGAACAAACGCAGTAATTAACCAAGACGGATCAGTTAATAAAACAAAATTCACTATTGACGGAATGGATCTTGAAATTGTAGGAACATCGTTTGGCGATTCCTACAAAGCAATTGACGCACACGATACAATTCGAAATCATACCAAAGGACGTGACACAATTTGGCATCGAAGAAAATTAAAAGAAATAACCGATAAATTATGCTCGAACAATTAGCACAACGGCACAACGAATGGTTGAAACTCGCGTTCAATATTTGTAAAAATAAAGAATATTCAAAAGATCTTGTTCAGGATATGTATATAAAAATTTACAATTCCGGAAAAGAAATTGAAGAAATAAACGAATGCTATATTTATTTTATTATGCGAAATCAATTCCTAAATGAAATCAAAGAAGACAAACGATTCGTTGACGTTGATATTGCTATATTGAACGAAATTGACGAAGAATACAATATTATAAACGATATTAAAGAACAAGTCACAATCGAAACACTTCAAAAGGAATACGAAAAACTAACTTGGTATGAAAAACAAATAATTGATTTGACTTCCGAATACGGACAACGTGGGTTGTCACGTCAAACCGGAATCCATATACAAACCATTCACAACACAACAAAAAAAATAAAATTAAAATTATGGCAAAACGTACAAAAAAAGTTGAAGGAACTCAACCTTCCGTAAAAAGAACGTATAAGAAAAAATCAATCGAAGGTCTTGGCGACATTATTGAGAAAGTAACCGAAGCAACTGGAATCAAAGCAATTGTTGGCGATTGCGTTGAATGTAGCGAACGCAAATTCTTATTGAATCGTTTGTTCCCGTTCAAACGTGTTACAAAATTAATGACCGAAGAACACAAACAAGAATTCATTTTGTTTTTGGAAGAATGCGGAAATCGTGTTTTAGAAAACCGCGTGACCGACATCACAAATTTCGTTCCGTTTTTAAATTCGCTTTATGCTGAATATTTCGGAATCACAATTGACATTTGCGAAAATTGTTCCGGCATTCACAAAGCAATTATTAAGGATTTAAACAAGTTATATTCAAATTCGTAATAATATAATTATATTTATTTTATGCAAGACGAAATTCAAGTCGAAAAGGTCAAAGGATTTCAAAAAGGTCACAAAGGATTCAAGCCGAAAGGTGTCACACACGCACTCACACTCGAAGCGCGTGAATTGTTTATTATGACACTCGAAGCGCAAGTTCCAAACGTTCACCAAGCATTCGCCGACGTTCTTGAAAAAGATCCGGCGAAGTATTTGGATTTGTTTGCGAAGTATGCGCAATATTTTATTCCGAAAAAGATTGAATCCGACGTGAACTTCAATATTGAAAAACCAATTTTTAAACAACTCGATTTAAATGTCATTTCAGAAGACGACAGCACAATCTAAAATTGCAAAATTAAGAAAGCGAATTCGAATCGTGCAAGGTGGGACTTCAAGTTCTAAAACCTTTTCGATTGTTCCTTTGTTGATTTCGTACGCGATTGAAAATCCAATGTCAGAAATTTCGATTGTGTCGGAATCAATACCGCATTTGAAACGTGGTGCAATAAAAGACTTTCAAAAGATTATGATTCTTTGCGATTTGTACCGCGACGAACAATTTAACAAATCCGATTTAAAGTATAGATTCAAGAACGGAAGTTTTATTGAATTCTTTTCAGTTGATCAACCCGACAAATTGAGGGGTGCGCGTCGTGACATTTTATTTGTAAATGAGTGCAACAATATCGACTTTGAATCCTACCAACAATTAGCAGTCCGTACAAAGAAATTTATTTATTTAGACTACAACCCAACAAGCGAATTTTGGGTGCATAGCGAACTAATGAACGACATCGATTCGGATTTCGTTATATTGACATACAAGGACAATGAAGCACTTGACCCAGCAATCGTGCGCGAAATTGAGAAAGCCAAAGAGAAATCAAAGACATCGTCTTATTGGGCGAACTGGTGGCAAGTTTATGGACTTGGTCAAATCGGATCTTTGGAAGGGGTTGTGTTTTCTAATTGGAAAATCATTGACACGATTCCAAGTGACGCAAACTTTATTGGGTGTGGTCTTGACTTTGGTTTCACAAATGACCCGACGGCACTTGTTGCGGTTTACGAATACAACAACCAAATAATTGTTGACGAAAAGATTTACACAACCGGACTTTTGAATTCGGACATCATTCGCAAAATGGAACAAGACAAACGATTCCCAATTTATGCTGATTCGGCCGAGCCAAAAAGTATTGAGGAAATCCGACGCGCTGGTTTCAATATCAAACCAGTTGTCAAAGGCAAGGATTCAATTTCATTTGGGATTGCGATACTTCAAGAAAAAGAAATCCTTGTAACAAAGTCAAGCGTTAA